AAAGAAAAGAAAACTTATAAAGCTATGCGAAAGACTAAACATGTAAACTCTTCTTTGAAGAGAATGCATATTGGTTTTAATGAACATGCTCGTAAGGATTTAAAACTTATTTCTGCTAATTGTGGTCTTGTTGAAGTTATTGGAAATATGGAATATAAACCATTCCATTATACTGCCCAGTGTTTCTTTGTGGATAATAAACATGTTATTTTTTCTTATCATGTTTATAAATTAACACAGGAGTGTAAAAACCCTGAAGTTAATTTAATCCATAATGGAACTACTTACCCCCTCGATTGTGAATCTCGTTCTGCAATTGATAACCTTTTAGATTTTGTTATGTTTGAAACCCCTCAATTGCCGAATATTCGTTCTGTTAAAGCCCGTTTTGCTACCTCCTCATTCATTGAGTCTATGGGTCCAATTGGAGTTGCCAGACTTTCTTTGGATTGTTCTGGTAACGACATAGATCGTACCACTCATACTGGTCGATTTACTAAGAAGATCATGGATTATAGTCTTGATGATGAGAATGAAATTGCTGAAGGATTTATTTATAGTTCTGTTGCTAATGAAGGAGAGTCCGGTGCTGTTGTCTGTTCGTATGAGAAAGGTCCCTATATTATAGGATTCCATCTTGCTGGAGAAGAAGAAGGTGCTCGTTTGTCCTTTAGTAGTTTCATTTCACGTGAAACTATTGATCTCGCATTTCGTGTTATTGAAAAGAAACCAGTTTATGTACAAGTCTTAGAATATCCATCTGTTCAGACTTATATACCATCTGGTCCAGTTCATTACCACTGTCGGAAAAATGTTGTCCCACACGCCTTTAAGGTTAATTGCCCCGAGGAAGTTATAACTATTGAAGAAGAATTAATTGATGAGCGCATTCCTGTGCCCACAAATGATCCTATTTTGAAAGTTGTAGCTACTGTCCCTGTTATTGAAGGAACTTATACCCCTACCAAATCGGAATTTGTTGTTAGTCCTCTTGGGGGCTGGGAAGAGCTTACGCTCAAACCAGCTCCCATGAGACCTATCTATGAAGGTAAAGGTGTAGATAGATTTTTAAAAATCAACCCTGCACGTGTTGCTGCTCATAAATATGGACTCAAACATAAAGATTTTGATGAAGTTAAACTTACTGAGGCTGCCGATGCTATAGTCTCACGACTAGCATCATATAAGACTCAGTATACCGGAATGGCCCCCTTAACGTTAGACGAAGCTATCAATGGAATTGTGGGTGATAATTATATTACCCCTCTTCAACGTAATACATCGGTTGGATATCCACATGTTCTTCATCCTATTTACAAACAACGTAAAAATTGTTTTGTAGAAGGAGAAGATGGTAGATTAAAACCGACGCCTTATATTGAAGAGTATCTCAATTTAATTGAAAGAAAATGTCGAAAAGGAG